CTACCAGCTCGATAGTCCCGATTTCTGTCCTGCGGTTAGCCATAAGCGAGACGGTTCGCCCGCGCAAAATTTCAGCGGTGATTGAAGTACTGTCGATGTAGGTATCGATACGATCATCGACCTCTGTTTGGCTCAGCCCTGCATTGTTATCCACGTAGTTTTTTGTAGCGTAATTTGATCCATCTGCAAGGTCTCCAACATAAATGCCTCCCGCCTGGATTTGGCTTGCCTTGAGCGTGCCGTCGATGTTGACCGCATTGACGTGTAGGTCGAGCGTGTTTGTGCTCAGTTCGGTGCTTCCTGCCTTGAGAGTAAACGTGCTGCCTCCGCTGCCGCTGGACACGCTTAGCTCAATTTTGTCAATACTTTGGTTGATAAGGCTCTGCGCTGTATTGCCGTCGATTTTCCCGCTGACCTCAGATCGCACGTTGCCAAGCTCCACACGCAGCGTAGAAATATCGTTATCCACGCCGTCAACGCGCAACTCGATTTTGTTTACACTCTGATCGATCATACTTTGCGCGGTCTTTCCATCGATTTTTGTGGATACAACCGATTGTACGTTGCCAAGGGACACACGCAGCGAGGACACGTCACCATCAACCCCATCAATACGGAGATTGATTGCATCGCTCGTCTTGGTGATGAGCGAGCGCGTCTTTGCCATGTTGCGCTCGATCTGCCGCTGCGTCGGCGATTTGTACGGATACTCGTCGTCGATCTCGTCCGCGTCCGGCGCGGAGATGTCCGGCGCGAGCAACGGATCAAACGTCATGTCCAGTGCAATAAGCGGCACATAAAGCCCGTCAACTGTCACCGCGTCGCCAAGTTCCACCGCAGGGTCAAGCAGCGCCTTTCGGCCCTCATAACCGATGTGCTTGTAGCCGGACACTTTGGCAAGGATCGCCGCCGCCATCGCATCAGTGCCGTCCGGCTGCAAGGCCGTCAACGTCCGCCCGGTGTCCGATCCGGACACGCCGACCACGTCGCCGTTTTCATCGAGCAGCTCAACCTTGGTAATAGGCTGCGATGCGATCCCGGGGGAAAAGTTCGCGAGCCGCCGTCCTAAGTAGGTTTTGTCCATATTCCCCTCCTTACACAAGGATACGCACGCCGCCAAAGGTGATGGCGCTGCCGGTCTCCGTCACCAGATAATTTGTCTCTTTCGGCATAGAGTTAAGCCCTACCAGCAGCAGCTTCCCTTCGTCCGTGATGATCCAGTTCCCCGCGTTGGCAACCCCGATGCGAGACAATGCCTCGCGCATTGTCATATCGCCCTCGTCGTCCACCGGGTACTGCATCGGGAACGCCGCATCCAATACCGTGCGGCTGTCCACTGCCACCCCCATGCGCGCCGCGATGTCATTGACCGCCGTCCATACGGGCATCGGCCACGTCTCCGCATCATAGCTACTGTCAAGCCATGTCTGCTCCGACTTGAGCATGGAATCATATCCATGCACACTCAAAACGCCCGTTTTTCTATCGGTTTTTCGTGTCGCGAAATAGAAGACGCCTTTGGGGATCCACTCGCTCGCCTGCTCACCCGACACAAGCCGCGCGTAAACCTTGATTTCTGCCTGCCGCGGGATATCGCCCTTTGGAATAATCTCAAAATCGATTTGCCGTGCAGAGCAGTTGCCAATGCCAAAGGCGGAGTACAGCCCACCATAGACGCGCAGACTGTCCATAACGATATCTGCTTGGCTGTACTCCACCCCCGCAATGCTTAATTTGGTTTCTACGCGATGATTCTTGTCGGCAAGCAGTGATAAGTACAAATCACTTACACTGTGCATTAGATTTCCCTCAACTGTATCTCTCCGCCCTTATACCTGCGTTTTCCGTCAACGGACACAAGCGCAAACGCCGCATCAAGATTACTTGTCACGCGCATTGGTTTTACCACGTCTGTCTTGGTATATGGGTCGGAAAATGTCACCTCAATGGTCGATGCGCGCAACGCGTTGCAATAAGCCGTCGCCTCGTCCTCCGTCATCGGGAATAGGGAAAACGTCACGACATAGCGGTCTTTACTCCGCACCGCGTGCTCTACATCGTCCATTGTTACAATGATCTTTCCGTAGCTCACCTCGCGCTGGGCGGAGTAAGTAGATACCTTTTCGTGCACGTCAAGCGCGCCGAGCTTCAGTGCGATATCCATTTACACCCCCATTGCTCGTTGGAGCTGCCTGTTGTATTTGTATGCCGTCTCGCCGATTACCTTCCCGTCAAGCACAGACTGCACAACAATGCTGATATCGCCACCCATGCCGCCGAGGGAAGATAGCGCGCTGCGCATCTGACCGCCGAAAGATTGCTCCGCGCCGATCTGTGCCGTTCCAAAGTCCAGCCCGCCAGTGATGCCGCGCTTAATGTTGTCATACTCGTTGTCCCAGCCCTCGCCGAGGCCAAGCGCCATGTTCTCGCCAATCCCCGCAAACACGCGGGACGGGGAATGGATCCCCAGCTTGCTTTTCACGCCGGAAACGATCCGCGAAAAGAAACCACTGACCTTATCGCCGATCCAGCTACCCATTGCCTTGATACCTTCCCACAGGCCCTTCACGATCTGTTTGCCGACATTTACAATATCGGGGAGCGAAGAAACAAAGGTCTTTACAATGGTCACCATCATGTCAAGCACCGACTGGACGATCTGCGGCAAATTCTCGGCAAGGCCGCTGACGATTGCCAACACCATTTTCATGCCCAGCTCAATGATCTGCGGCAGTTTTTCGATGGCATAGCCGACGAATTTCTCAATCATCTCAGGCCCTTTTTCCTGCACCACAACGCCGATGTTTTCAAGAACTCTCTCAACGACCGGCAAGAGGTTTTCCGCAACCGTCACGGTGCTGCCCAAAAGGTTCGTAATGAGTTCCGCCATGTCGGCGTTTTCATCGCCAAGTCCCGTGATAAAGTTGTCATACGCCGCTTTCATCGACGCGATAGATCCTTGGATCGTCGTGCTGGCTTCCAGCTGCGTTGTTCCCGTGATGCCCATTTCCGTCTGCACGGTATGGATAGCATCAACGATGTCCGCGTAGCTGTCGATGGTGTAGTTGGTGTAGTTTCCTTGCGCGGCGTTTAAGGCGTTCGCATCGTCCAAAAGACGCTGCATTTCCTCCTTCGTGCCGCCATAGCCGAGCTTGAGGTTATCGAGCATGGTATAGTTTTGCTTGGCGAAGCCGGAATACGCGTTCTGGATAGATTCCATCGAGGAACCCATCTTATTCGCGTTGTCCGACATGTCGGTAATGGCCAAATTCGCCTTTTCCGCTGCCGCGTCCGTGTCGTTGCCCATCGATTGCAGCAGCGACGCGGAAAATGCTGTCACGGTGGTCATGTACTCGTTTGCGCTCATGCCCGCCGTCTGGTATGCGTTCGCGGCGTACTGCATCACGGTATCGGCAGAGGACTTAAACAGCGTTTCCACGCCGCCGACCAGCTGCTCATACTCACCGTAGCTTTGGATCGCTGCTTCGCCAATGTTTTTTACCGCACCTGCAACCGCTTTCACACCGGCAACGATGGCTTGCCCTGCAATATTGGCTTTCAGCACGTCACCAAAGCTCAATGCCTTTTCTTTGGTATCCCCGAGGTTTTTATCTACTTCGCTCGTGTCTACGCTGATTTTGACAAAAAGGTCTAATAAATTCATTTTCTCACCACGCTTTTTGGTGTTTTTGGTGAAGCCCTTGAAAAGTCAAGGCTTATGTAGTACAATTTCAGGAAAGGAGGGTTTTGCCATGATCAATTTCAACAAAGATTCCGCATTTGACTTAAAGCCTATTTCCATTGCCGAAGTCCGCGACGAGGTCAACGGTCTTTTGATCGCGGGCGAAGAGATCGCCTGCGCGTTTAAAACGATCCGCGACCAGCTTATCTTCACCAACAAGCGCATCATTTCCGTTGACGTACAGGGCATCACCGGAAAACGGAAATCGTTCAGCTCCATGCCCTTTTCCAAGGTGCAGTTCTTTGCTATCCAGACACCCGGCCTTGTTGAGCTGATCCCCGACAGCGAGCTTGTCCTGACGTTCTCCAATGGCTTTACCGCCAAATTTGAGTTTAAAGGCGATACCGACATCGGAAAGATTGGCCGCATGATCTCGGAATACGTCCTCAAATAACGCCTATCCCTCCGCCGCCCCGTCAGGGGCGGCTTTTTTTATCGTCAATCCGCACCGCGCGACAATATCGGCGGTAATCTCTTCGCACGTCCGGTTGTCCTGCTTCTTCGGCTCAATTATGTCCGCATATCGCGCCTTGATGTAGTTCCCGCTCGCAAATCGCGCCGTGTTTTCGGCTACAATGCGCAGCGCGTCCGTCACATAGATGCGGTACGCGTCATTTCTTGCCTTTTCATTGAGCCGTGCCACACAGTACCGCAGAAACGGCTTTACTTGTTTTCGTCCTCGGTATTCTCCTGCGCAGAGCCAGAGGATTTCCCGCTCTGCGCCGAGAGAAAAAGCGCGGTAAACGCATCATCGGTCAAAAGCTCCGCTGCGTCGCGCATCAGCTTGACGAGGTTCAGTGCGCCCTTGTAAGCGTCCGTGCTCACGCCCTCAATAGAGGCAAGAATTGCGATGATGTCTCCCTTGTGGCCCTTGAGCAGCGCAGGGAGCGCTTTTCGCGCCCTCTGCGTCGCAAACTGCTTAACCGTCATGCCCTCCGGCAGCTTTTCCCGTCGGAACATCGCGGAAGCCTGTTCGTCCTCGGCAATGTTGGCGATCGGGTCGATGATATCTGCGATGACGTCAAAGACGCGATCGCCCTGAATGTCGGAAAGTCTCATTTACGCCTCCGCCGTACCGGCCTTGATATAAATTTCGAACGGCGCCTTGTCCTGCGCGCTCATGGAATAGTGCGCCATATACTCAAAGGCAAACTGGCCTTTGCCTTTGTCCGCCGTTTGAAGCTGGAACCCGCCGGTGGACAGTGCATTCATCAGGTGGATTGCGATAAACCCGCCGTTTGCGTCTCCGTTCTTGTCGGAGTAGTCGCCTACCAGCCAGATATCCGAAAAGTCCTTTTCAAGCACGTCATTTCTCGGCGTCACTTTCGTGGTGTCGCTGGCATCAATGTCCGCAGCGCCGCACAAACTCTTCGCAATGGCGGTGTCGGCACTAACAAACGTACCGCTTGCTTTTGCCTCCCACGAATCGAGCTTTTTCAGCTCCTTCGTGTTTTTGGGGCAGTTGTCAATATCTTCGCCATAGTCCGAGTATTCCGGAGTCGCCGAGAAGTTGACGCCGCCGGTCGTCGCGCCGATCTGCCCTGCCTCACCAATTGTGCCGGTTGCAGGCGTGAAGTCGGTCGTCAAAACACCGGCGTTGATCTGTAATTTCTGAAATGTATCAACAGGAATTTTGGTAAATTTCATAGTCTTTCCCCTTTCATCAGTTTTGCGACAGGTATTCAACGGTGAGATTGAGATACCGCCGCTTGATGTTCTTGTCGCTCTCGTCCGCGATGTTCTGGCACCACGGGGAGCCGCGCGTGATCCACATCGCGCCGCCGTCGTACAAGACAAACGTTCCACCCATGCCGATGGCGTCGGCGATCTCCTGCGCCTTTGCGTTCGGTACCGCTTCGCTCTCGGTGTAATACCAAAGATTCACCGTCAGCGCGATTCTGCCGCTCTCCCATGATCCTGTGATAAGTTCATAGGTCAGCCACGGGAAGGTCGCGTCCTTCGGCACGTTGGACGTTGGGTACGCCGGGAGAAATTGAGAAAACCACGCATGGAGCGCCTTGTCCTTTGTCATTTCGGCAGCTCCTTTCGTTCCGCAGTGAAGAATTTCAATGCCTTAATAATTGCACCCGCAGACCGCGGCGCAGCCCGTTCTTCCGGGTTTGAGGTCACGCGGTAAGTGTTGCCGGTGGACGTGTCGCGGAAATAGTCGTTGTACTCGATGGGAACGGTCTTGTTGACCAGCGCAGAATATACCGAGGTAACGCCGTCCTTTTCCGCTTTTCGCGCCTCCATCGAGGTGTCAAGCGACTGGTAATTGAGGAACTCCGCGCCCTCTTCCCATGCGGTGATGTAGCCGCCCGCGCCGTCCGGCGTGCGCTTTTTTTCCATCAGAATGCACTTGTGGGCAAAATCGTCCAGTAAACTCATGGTTCCACCCCCTTAAGCTTCCGCCAGTCGTTCAAACGCCCACGGAAAGCGTCTTGCCAGCCGTTTACCGTGCCGCTGTCGTTTCCTGCGCTGCGTTTGGTGTAGGAGTAGCCGCCGAAGCTCTCGCTTTGATACGGGCTTGCAACGGCCTCCCCGTTCTTTTCCTGCCATGCGGCGATATCTTCGGCAAGCGCAACCACAGCCTTTGGCACTGCCAGCGCCCACACCGTCCCGGTAAAGGTCTCGTCCGTTAAATCGACCGCCGGATATTGATGCAGTCCATCGTTGAACGCGGAACCGCAGATGCGGAAATATTGATTGGTCAGGAGAAATGGCAGCGCAATGCTGCCATTCTCCACGGTGAACGCGCCATCGTGAATCTCCACAAGGAACCAGTTGTTCAAGTGCCGTAAGACCTGTTCAAGCATCACGCTGCCCTCCCCTTATTTAACCCGCAGCAGCCGCAGCAACGGTAGCCACGGCAATGCCGTCCAGATACTCAGCCCACAGCTTCATGCCCATGATGGCGTACATATCGCCCGTGGCGCGGCTATAATCGCCGTCGACATGGACGCCGATCAGGTTGGTCTCGCCTTTCACGGTGTAATTCAAACCCAGCTTGGCAAAGTCGCTGTCGCTGGGATCCACATAGTACAGGTCGATGTTCTCCACGGGCAGAGCAATCACCTTCTTGGAGGCGATGTTCTTCTCAGGCAGCAGGAACAGAGTGCGGTAGCCCATGAAGTTCTCCACATAGTTGATGCCGAACATGGTCTGCACGGTGATCTCCTTGTCGCCCAGATAGTCGTAAGCATCGATGATGTTGGAAAAGCCCACCACCTCGGTCACGTCCTTGTCGAGACCGGCAAACTTGTCCAGCACCTTGCCCTTTGCCATCGCAAGAGCGCGCTGCCACGTCTTCTCGGTCACCTTCAAAGTGCCGGTACCGAGGAAGGTGTAGAAGTCGGTCAGAACCTTGTTCTGCAACGCCACGAGGAACGCCTCATCGGTCTTCTCCACGGCAACGTCAGCGCCGTACTTTGCCACACTCTCGATCGTCACGCTCTTGGCATACTTGGAAATGTCGATGTCACCGTAGGCAACAGGCTCTACCTTCATTTTGGTGAAGGGGATCTCATCACCCTCAGCCACAGTGCCGCCCTTGAGACCGCCGTCCACGCTGGCCTTGTAGGACACCAGTTTCGTGCCGGGGGCCTTGCGAATGGGGCGCATGATGCCCATGATGTTGCGCAGCGCGTCCCAGTTGTCAGCAAAGCGGGACACGAAATCCACCTCGCGTGCGGAAGTAGTAAACTGCGCGGAAGTTGTTACGTTAGTTTTCGCAGCCATAAATAGCTCCTTTCAAAAAATCAGTTGTTTTCGCTTGCCATCAGATCGGCAAGCGCTTTCTGGCGCTCCGCCGTAGACATCACATAGCGGCCCTTATCGTCCTTCTTGTAGATGTCCTCTCGGGTCTTTGCGCCGCCGGTGTTTGCCGGGGGATTGGCGGGATTCGCCCCGTGCGTCTGCGTGGTGGAGACAAGCCCCTTGTAAGTGCCGTCTACGAGCGCATCAAGGGCCTTGGTGTCCTTGATCTTCTCGCCGTCCAGCTCCAATGCGGCCATTTCTTCGCCGCAGCCGCGCATAGCAAGGTCGAGATTCGCGCCGGTGATGTTTTTGCTCTCAAAGTAAGCGCGCACGGCCTTTTCCTTTGCCGCCTTGCTTTCCTTTGCCGTGACATTGGCCTTGAAGTCCTCAAAAGCCTTGTGTTCCTTCTCGTACTTCTCCTGATAGCCGCCGTCACCCGCTGCCTTGAGATCGTCCAACTGCTTCTGGACGCCGGGCAGCTTCTCCGCGTCTGCCTTGTACTTCGTGAGATCGTCCTTGAGGGGGTCAACCACGCCCAGATGCAGCGCAACCAAGCGATTTTCGATCTCTTCGGTGCAAGCCTCGCCGAGAATATTTCTGATTTCCGCTCTCGTAAATTTCGCCATGTTATTCGTTCTCCTTTTCCTTGGCCCCAATTCTTCGGGGGCGAACGTTGTATAAAAACCGCTATGCTTCGCGGGTTTTACCAAAAGAAAAAGAGCCAACCTGTAAAAAATCCTTACAAGTTGGCTCCTATTGCCCTTTCCCGCGCCCTATTGCGCGGAAGTGCTGTATTTAATTGTTTTCTTGACCTCTAAAACGATGTACCCGTCACCCTTGCGGCGGATTTCTACATCGTTGCCGCGCTTGATAATGGCTTCAATGGCCTTAATGGTCTCGTTATCCATTTTTCAGCTCGCTTTCCAGAATGTCCCGATACTGTGCGGCATGATCGGCGGCAGCAGGTTTCAGAAATGGTTTTGCCTTGTTGCCGCGCGTGTAATGCCAGTTCCCTTTTGCGTCCTGATATACCCACGGCGTAGGCCGTCCACCGCCGCCTTCGGCATAAATGCCGGTGCCTAATTCAACGTACCCGCCGTACTCGGAATCCGTGCCGATGATTGCCGCCGGTTCCTGCTCGTTTACCACATGGGTGATGCTATTCCGCAGATTGCCGGTGTCAATGGGGCACAGCTTTTTCGCATATCCCTCTGCCACCAGCCCGCACTTTTCAAGCCCGCGCAGCAGCGCCGCTTTGATCTCGGCAGAAACCTCTTTACTGTTGTCGTGGATTTCAACGCTCATTTCTTTCTCCTGAAATACTTGTCAACGATTCTCAAAACCTCATCGGCGTATTGATTCGGCGTTGCCCCCAATTTTGCATAGGCAAAACATTCCGCGAGAAACTCATTTTGATTGGAAAAGGCATACTTCCCCAATTCGTCCGGTCGGTCATTTTTTGCGACCTTATAAACCTCTTCGACTTCGTCCCAAAACGCGAGTTCTTCGCCGTATCCATACAAACGGCTGGTTAATTCTTCTGACAGGGTATGCGCAAACTCGTGCGTTGTTGTATACACCCCGATTTGCCGACGTCCTAATCGCGGGCTTTCGCCAGCCGCCGCAGATTTGCGCAACTCAGCAAACAGACTGCTTTGGTCTTTGTAGTATTTTTTAGGATATTGCAATGATACTCTTTCGGCCCTTGCTCCCGAGCGCCTCACCTCCCCCAGTGCCGCGCGTCCGGAAGTTGTTACAATCTCGCTGAAATGATACCCGTATTCATTTCCCAGCCGCAAAATCTGCTCCATATTTTCTTTCGCAAGGTCTAAATCCATTCCTGACAAATTAACTGTCTTTTTGGTTCTTTCCTGCATAATATTGGAAACGGCAGAAACGCTATCCGCGCTCCGTATTTTCTCTATTGCTATTGTCAAAGCGTCTGTATTAACACTTTTCTTCCATCCAGCCCATTCCGCATAGGTCATATTCGATATAACCTCTGTTTCGCCCGTAGATGGGTTTCTGGCGCGTCTCTGCGCCGATGAGGTATCTACGCCATCTACTACCGCGGTCGTCGTGCAGCGGCAGTTATACACAAGATAGCCGGGTGCGGAAGTATCGCCGGGGAACATGATCTCATCGCCATCGGCCTTAAACGGCATGCCAATGTCCACCGTCTGACCGTCCAACACGGCGTGAGCGTGGCGCGTGAGATTGTCCAGCGTCGCAAGCCAACGTTTCTTGAGCTTTATTCCCATCTTTTCCGCAGCCGCATAGCTGTCCATGCGTCCGGCGTTCTGCGCGCCAGTCACGGCAGTTCTGGCCGTGCGGATGGCGGAATCGCGGCTCATGGTAGTAATCCGCTTTTGCAGGTCATCCGCCATGTGTTTGATGCTTTTGCCCTGCAAGATAGAGCTTGTCACGCTGGCCGTGATTTGTTTCTTACCATACGCGAGGTCTATACCGCGCTTTAAGGCGCGTTTCGGCGGGTAATAAGGCATTAAGCCCGGCTGCTCTACCATGAGCCGCTTGACCGTCTGCTCGTCCCACAGGTCAAAGCCGACGTTTCCCGCGACCTGCTCGATGGTATACGCCGAATAGTTGCGGTTGAGAGAGTAGATACCCGGCGTTGCATCGTTGGTATAGGACACCGCCACGGCGTTTGCGTCGGTCACGCGGTGCGCCACCTTGTCACGCATGGCCTGATAGCGTTCTCCGCGTCCGATCTGATTCAGCCGCCATTGCTTATAATCGGCCTCCGTCCATTCCTTACCGTTCTGCACGGTTCCGATCAGCGCCTTCATTTCCTCGTCGCGCTTTTTGAATTGCTCAAAATATGCGTCGATGGTAGCTTGCAGCTCTTCCCCAGCCTCACGGTATAGTTTTGCAATACGCCGCTCCAGCTTTGCAAGCTCCTTGTCGGTCAGCTTGTGACCGAGGTCACTGTTCGCCATCGCCGTTTACCCCCGGCGCGACCGGTTCCGCAAGACTGCGGTCAATCTCTTCTGCCGCCTTCCGCTTTGCCATGTCCTCGTACTGGTCAATGTCGCCGTTGATCGTTAAAAGCTTTTTTGTGATGTATTCGTCATCGTAATACGCCGCGCCCAGAAGGATATTCTGCGTTTCCTCGCTCTTGTTGATGATCTGATTGCGCGTGTAACTCGGCTGATCCTCAATGCCTGCCAAACGCAGGATTTCCAAAATAAACCGCGTTACCTCGGATTCAAACTTGTCAGTTTTCAAATCCAGCGGCACATAGCTGGCCTTGATTGCCGTTGCCGTTTGGTTCCCGGCAGATACCGCCGCCGCGTCAAAGCACTGGAAATCTTCGTACAGCTTTTTCTTGAGCATATCAATGGTGCTGCTGGTGCCCTCATACGGCGCCTCGATGGTCTTGCTCTCCACCTTCGCGCCATCGTCGCCGTTGGCGTGGGCGACGTGTGTAGTTTTCAAGCGCTCCAAAAACTTTGCATCGTCCAGATCGTCCATGCCGTTGCAGTTGGACAGCACCCAATAAATCAGGTTGCCCTCGTCCACGTTGTTGACCATGTTCGAGGACGCAAGGTCGAGCGCGTCAATGGTGTTGCGCTTGCCGACAATCTCGGATAGACACCGCTTGTTATTTTTCATCGGGACGATGGGAAAACTCGGGTAGTTCCCGCCGTCATAGATTTCGGTTTCGCCGACCTCCGCTTTGCGGATAACGAGCTTGTAGCTGCGCTTTTCCTGCAATACGCTCATATCTTTGTTCTTCGGCTGGAAATACTCGGTAAATCCATCGATCTCATACAGCGTCGCCCGAAGCGGCTTATCCTGCGCGACCTGCCAAAACCGAATCCCCGCTTTTAATGCGCCGTCCTCCTCGTCGTAAAGAGGCACAAACTCCATCAGCGAGAACACGCGCAAATGCGTCAAATCCCAAAAGCCGAAGGACACGCCCGCGATTTTCGCCTCACGTGCCGCGTCCATAACTTCCTGGTCGAAGTCCGGGCATAGCTTTTTCGGCGTTTCTTTCTCCGCAAAGGTTACGCCGTTGCCCAGCAGATACGAAACCTCTTGATCGACCGCCATGCCGAAAAACCGGCTGGCCAGCTTGTGATTTGCCGTCCACATATCCGTGTGGCTGCGCCCCTGCATATCATAGATGATCTTTTCATAGCGGTTGATGGTCGGATTCAAGCCGTTGTAATATTCCTCCGCGTCTGCCGCCGTTTTATACGCCGTGCTCTCGCGATGCGCATTGATCGCGCTGCGGATAAACTCAATGCGCGCCTGCTCGTTTTCACCGACCGCCACAAGGTCATTATATGTTTTGATAGCCGCTCACCGTCCTATCTGTTCCAAATTGGGGTATAATCGCGTCGATACGCCTTGTTTTTCAGGACCGTATAAGCGAAATACCGCGTCTCGTCCATTGCGTGATCGTTTTCCTTGATTGGCCGGTCATCGGCGGATTTTTCGTCCCACCGATACAGTCCAAACTCTCGAATGCAGTCTTTGCAGCCGCGATGCACCTTGAGAATGCCGTCCTGCAAAAACCGCGCCGTAGTCATAATGCCGTTGGTTACGTCGTTGTTGGCCTTTCGCACTATATAACCGCGCCGCCGCAAAACCTCGATAAACGAGGCGGCAGACGGGTCAACGATGATGCTTTTGACGTCCGCCTCGCCGATGAGCTTTTTAATTTCGTCGGCGTATTCCTCGTCCGTCTTGTTCTTCTGGTTCTCGCGCCCGGAATAGTAATACTCGCGGATGCGCGTAGCCGTCTTGCCGTCCCAGCGCCATAGTCCCGCGGAAAACGGGTTAAGCGTTCCGTAGTCGCAAGACACATAGTATTTTCCCTTTTCCGGCAGCTCGTCTACAATGCAGCTCTCGTCAAACATGGGATAGATCAACCCATCGGCCACCACCCACAATCCGCGAATGTATCGGTCGTAGAACACGCCGGAAAACATAGATTGATAGCGTTCCAGTGTCTTTTGAGACAATCCGGGGTTGTCCGTCATTTCAAAATGCAGATACAGCGCGTTTCGCTCTTTGTTCCGCTGTATCCACTCTGTATAAAACCAGTGCTGCGGGCTTCCCGGGTTACAGGAAAACCACAGCTTTGCCCCGTCTACCGAGCAACGGGTCAATGCCTGTTCCACGAACGAACGCGGCATCAGCACCACTTCGTCCAGCAGCACACCCGCCAGCGTGCGGCCTTGGATCAGCGTATAGCTTGCCTCGTCCTTGCCGCCGAACACCTCAAAGTAATTCGTCACGGCTCCGCGCCGTACTTCCATCACCTTATCGCCACGCCGCCAACGGATAATATAGCGTTCCTTCGCAAGGCTCATCGCCGTGAACGGCACGATGATGTTCTTGGTGCAGCTGTCAACCGTTCGGCCACACACACCGAAGCGCTGACCGCTGAAATTCTCCATCGCCCAGCGGACGAACGCCCACATCATGATGGAGGTCTTGCCAGAACGCACAGCGCCGTCACAGATCAGCGCGTCATACTTGGAATAGGGAAAAGCAAGGATTTTTGCTTGCTTTGGGCTAATCATCGCTCTCAAGCTCCTTTGCCATTTCCTTTAAGCTCTGGCTGAGCGCGTCTTCCCTCACCGTGTCGGCAGGACTGCCGCCGATCATTGCCCACTTGTCGATCAGCGTTCCCATTGCCGTTGTGATTTGGCTGAGATTTGCCGCCGCCAGCTTTTCCGGGTCATTGAGCATTTCAAGCCCCTTGCCGATGAACGAACACACAAGGTCTTTGTGGTCGTTCATGTACTCCATCACATCGGCGGTGTTCTCTTCCTTTTTTTGTTCGCACTTTTCCACAATGTCGGCATTCGCCCGCACAAGGTTCTTGACCGTCGTTGCGGACACACCGTTGATTTTCGCTGTGGCGCAATAGTTATTCGTCTGCACATAGTCCGCCAGTATTTTCTTTTTCTGTCGGTCTGTCAGACGCGCAGCCATGTCATCACCTCGTCGCTCTTGCGCGCAAAATGTCGCTCTCTCTCTTTTCTTTTGGGGGATTATAGGGGGTAAGATAATACGGGGGTTGCAAGGGGGAGAAGAAGAAAGGGGGAACAAGGGGGTTTTTCTTTTCTCTCTCTGAGCTATGCGATGTAAACATTTTGCTTGCAATTGCTTACATTTGCTTTGCTTCTGCTTGCATTCCTTGCGTTAATTGCTGTCGTGCTGCGGTCTAATTTCATCCGCCCGTCACAGTCTATTACCGCTTTGATACGCCTATAAGCGTTGTCAAATTATTTTTGCTACCAGCCCCCACCCCTTGGCCTTACATAGCAGACTTTACCCGCCCCGAAGGGCATACACTTACTGGCTCAGGCTCGCCCGGTGTTGTCGCCGATTTGGCCCGATTTAATCGCTCACCCCATGCTCACGCGAACCATTATTGCCGCATTTTCAGGCGGGCGCTATGCCCATTGCCAAAGGCAGCGGCTCTCCTCTTTTGGTACGGCATTGCAGTCCTGCCCTGCTTTAGCGCTTCGGGGAAAGTCCCCGTCACTCGCTATGGTCTCCCCTTACGGGGCACCTATGCCGCATATCTCCGCAACGAGCCGGTCGGCGCTCCGGCATCTCCAACAGCATGAGCATTTACGTCCTCACGTCCGGGCGGCAGCTGCCTGTTCTGCCTTTCGTTGCGGTGCTGCCGTCTAAAACTGCTATCACCATGCGCAATCACGGTGACGTGCTGGAACTCCGGTAGCATAGTAGTTTGTGGGCGTGTCCCCGCTGGGCCACATCATTGAGAGGTGCGCGGGGTCCTGTGCCGCATGAGAGGTGCGACCTCTCGGCCCTGATCGTGGGCTGCATCGTGCGTGCGGCAGATCGCGGGGGACGGTGTGAAAAGATGAAAAGCACCGTCCCCGCTATGGCGCAGGAGGTAAACGCCATAAATGAGAGAATCGCAAAGGCTTTTACACCTCTGCGGCTCAATTCTCCCATAATTGCAATACCCCGACTCACTTATAAGTGAGTTTTACAAAAAATTTTTATAAACTTTTTGGGTAGTCCGATCGACCGAGCAGATAATCAATCGACACGCCAAAATAGTCGGCAATGCTTATCAGTGCGTCCATTGACGGTTTCTGCGTCCCCATCTCATACCGCTTGATGGTATTGCGGTTCAGACCGCACAGCTCAGATAGCACGCAGCGCTTTAGTTGGTGGCGCTCGCGTAACCTCCGCAGGCGGTCAGGAAACGTGCTCATATGCGCCTCCTCTCTGCTCGAAAAACTTCTTTTGCTCCTTCGATTTCTGCAACTATGTATTCGCTATCGAGATTTACATATTTCACAGTCCCTTGTTTTCGATATATTTTCGCCGCCAAAATAAGACTGCTATCGTTTTGCTCTCCCTCGTGAATCGCAATTTGCTTATATACAATTGCGCCACGGTCCAGACGCTTAGCATCCATCTTTACTCCCTTTTTGTTTTAACTCACAGCAGGTAATAATGATCCACTTACTCACGGCCAAACTTTCTCTTCACCCACGCCCACAGGTTACGCCACGGGTGGGCTTCTGCGTAATCGGCGCGCTGCTCGGCGTTGCTCCATTGCTGATGCATATAATCGCGTTCTTCTTCAACCTGTCGGCAGCCAACCGTCACTCTCGATACCTCTGCATTCGCCCGTCCAAGCGCCGCCTCGGTGTCAGCAAGCTTGTTTCTCAGCGCATCTGCGTCCGCTTTCAGATTTGCGATCTCGTTTGCCTTGTTGATGGCCTCGCCGTTCATCTGGTCAAGCCGCTCGGTCAGCGTGCCGATCTCTCCACGCAGCTTTTCATTTTCCTCGGCCAGTTTTACGCCGTCCTTAAAATGTGCCGCCGCCTCGGCTTCCGCTGCCCCCTGCTTTTCCTGTGCTTCCTCCACCATTTTCGCCATCTGGTCTTTGGTGTACTTCTTCACATTGATGCTCATAATTTAGCTCCTTTCATTTGCAGCTGTTCTTCTCGCCCCCGGTCGCTTACGATGCTCACGACCTTCACGTCGCCGTAGCGCTCAATGTCCATGGCGATGCGCTCCTTGATGCCCTGCGCGTCAGCAGCGGGGACGTTGGCTTTAATCGTGATCGTCAGCATTTGCGCCCTCCTTGTCGTCCATCTTTGCGCTCTCTATCTCAAGCGCACGTTCACGTAGATCCCCAAATCCATACTCGTCTTGCCATCCTAACTCAGAAGACGCTTTCTGACAGCTCTCGCACAGATAGCACGTCCACGGCGTCCCATCGAAAACGCAACTGCGCTCCATCATAGCCCCTTGCTCGAATTTGCGCCCGCAACCAAAGCACACATGAGCCGCCCGCGTTTTAACAACCTTTCGCCCAACAACGTCCATTCGTTACCCCTCCTTCGGCTTTCCGCGGCTGCAAAAGTCATTGTCCTTTACCGACACAGCAAACTCGCTCAGCTCGTACCAATAGCCCTCACAGGTGCGTCCGGTTTCATCTTCGCAACTGTATTTGCAGTCTTTGCACCGCGTCACGACCACAGCATCGACGGTGGGAGCGTGTCGAATTTCGTCAAGTGCAAGAAGGTCTTCATCGGATATTCCAAACTGGTCTTCCAATAAATCAGCGTCAATCAACCTCACCGCTTGTCACCTCCGTCCATCTTTGCGCCACAGTTGGGGCAAAATTCAAACACCTCTGCATCATCATCAGCATTTTTGTAAGGCTCGTTGTGCAGCCACCGTGAGCAAATGCGGTCGCGTTTTCCTGCAACAGAGACCCACCGCCCACGCACCACCGGCGCAACGTCAGCGGCGGGAATCGCCTTTATATCGGCGCAGATATTCCAAGCTACCGTGTCTCCACAAAAATCACTTTTCCGCAGGCACTCTCTATACTGTTTATCACAAACGGTAACTGCCACTGCGCGCTTAATGTATTCAGCCATTGTCAGCCCTCCTGTTCCACTTTTCGACGATAAATTTGGGTTCGCTATATACGCCACTTTCAAAATCACACTCTGGGCAGTATATGTAGCACTCTTCTGAGCTGTTGCCATCTACTGTTTCAAGTATTGCTTCTCCGCCGCAGAACGGGCAAGGTTTCAGCTCATTCATCCTTCATCGCCTCCAATGCCGCTTTCGCCTCCTCGTAGGTGAGAAATACGGTCTTGCCAAAATCGGAAAACCGATAAAACCTTGGGGCCATTGGCACGTATTGTACTGCAATGTACCATCCGTCAGTGTTCGTTTCGATCCATTTTGCCACCATCGGCAATATGGTCTTCCCCTCGTGGAATCCGTACACAACATCGCCCACCTTGCACGGCAGCACCACCAGCCGCCCGTCTCTGTCGGCCTCCATCAGTGCGATAATGCGCTTAAATGTTACGCCCTTACTGATGGCCTCATCCTCAAACGTCTTGTAATTGGCGCACATCGCCGGTTCCAGCCCCGTGTCCTTATAGGCGCGCAAGTCCTCTCTATTCCTCCGGTAGTCCTCAATGAGCTGCTGCACCACGAACCGCTGCGTCATCGGCCACGCCGCGATCTGCTCTTGCAGCTTTTTCAGCGCCTCACCCGAAACCATCACGTCTCCTCCTTCTTTCTCCTCTCTATGATGCTGAGACAGTCCGGTTTCAGGTCCTGCCATACCGGCGATTCCGGGTCTCCCACGGCCATCATCATGCTCACCTTGAAGATCTCCGCCACCGCTTTGTCTCTGCGCGCGAGCATGCTGTAGACCGCCGTGAGCAGATAGGCCGATTCGGCGAGCAGGTCTTTCATCGACCCTTGGGCCGCCAGTTCCTTCACGTTTCCGTTCTCATTCTTGTAGCTGATCATGTTCTTCCCTCCACTTTTTTCAGCGCGCAGTACATCAGGCAGTTCTTCTTTGCCGTGTCGCGCAAAATTGCCGTATGGATCGCCTTGCCGCTCTTGTCGAAGCGCATCTCGTAGCCCTCCGGGTAGTATTCGATGCCGTCGTACAGCACCTTCGGCTTGTGATAGGTGAGCATCGCCGCGCTCACGCAGAGCTTCAGATAGTCGCTTCGCTTCATACCGCCTCACCCGCCTTTTCCTTGATGAGCTGCGCCAGCGCTTCCAGCTAAATGGTTCGCCGATGTACATGGTCATTCCTCCCCGAATCTCAGTTTTGTCACGGCAATGGGGAATTCCTCGATCTCGCTCGCCCAGCGTGCCGTGCCCTTGCCGTTGTGTCGCTCAAACACCAGCGGAAAGCCGCCTATTCCGTCAAATAAACTGCCCATCGTAACAGGACGCAGATATTGCGCGCTGATACGTTTTGTCAGGAAGTCCCAAAATGGCAGGGCGATGGAATTCCCCAGCGCCTTATAGCGCGGGCTATCGCTCGGCTTGCGCAGCTTGCCCTTACTGTCACGCCACTCGCCGATGTCAGTCCATCGGTCAGGGAATCCTTGCAGCCGTTCGCACTCCATCGGTGTGAGGCGGCGCACAATCTTTCCGGTTCGGACGGTGTTTTGCAGATTCAGACTCTGCCCGCCTCTCTCTTTTGCTTGCAGCGTTCCGTTAATCTCGCCGCCCTCGGTGAAATTGCGGCAATCAACACTGCTGACCACTAAATCGGTGCTGTCCTTGTAGTCTCGCTGCTTGCAGCTGCTCGCAACATCGCCCTCGCGATAATCGCCGAAGCCCTGCATTTGATAGCAAACCGCCGGGACCTCGCAGAAGGTGTGCAGCGCAGGACACGGCTTGTCCGGTCCGACGGTGCTGCGGTTATCCGGCGATGTGATCTGCGCGCGGTCGAATACTAAAACAGATGGGCATTGATTCGTCCCGCTTGATACCGCGCACAGCGTCGGCGCACATTCCTCGGCGTAGCCGATGCCGTTCGCTTTTGCGCCCTGTCCCGCCTTAAAGGCCGCGCACATCACTCCACACGATGCTTGCCCTCTGCTGCTGCTGGGCGAAATGCACATTGCCTTTTCTTTGCTTGTAATCGGGTCTTGCGTCAAGTGGACCGAGATTGCGCAGTCAGCACCCGTTCCAAAGCCTCCGGCAGCTTCGTCCTCCGCCGCTCCGCGCGGCGCAGGATTCCTTGACACGCTTTTGCGCTCAAAGAGTATTTCTCCTGCGGTGTCTCCTCCAAAATCTGCGACAACCGAGATACGACGGCGGCGTTGGGGGACTCCCCAGTGTTGCGCGTCATGCACTCGCCAAGCCACGCTCCATCGTCCTCCCACTTCATCGTGGTAGCCCCCCCAGGTGTTCCAGCCTTTTTCAGGCACTTCAATATCGGGGGCTTTCGGTGCTGCGATGCGTATGATCTCTTCGAGGACTGCCGCGAAGTCTTGCCCTTTGTTGCTTGAGAACGCTCCGAGCACGTTTTCCCAGACCATAAACCGAGGTCGGACCATGTCACCTGTCCGTCCGCTCTTTCTGTCATGCTCTCTCATCTCCTTTACGATGCGGACCTGCTCCATGAACAATCCGCTTCTTGCGCCGGCCAATCCGGCGCGTTTCCCTGCAATGCTCAAATCCTGGCACGGTGAGCCACCCGTGATAACGTCAACAACTTCGATCTCCGCGCCGTTGATCTTCGTAATATCGCCGAGGTGTTTCATCTTCTCCCCTCGCATTCCCCGAACATCTCCCGGAACGGCTTCCCTGTGATCTCTTCCAACTTGAGCAGGAATTTCACAGTGCACTCGCAGTCGCCAAACGTCCACCGAATGATGGTCGACTGCGCCACGCCGCATTCTTTCGCCAGCTGGATCTGCGACAAGTCCGTCTTTTCCAGCGCTTCTTTCAGGGCCGGATAAACGCAGCGCTCAAACGGGGTCTTTGCCCGATGCACTCTCAGCATGTCGGCACCTCCCCGAAATATTTCGCATATTCCCTGTCGCTCCACGCCGTCCAGACACTCGCGAATCTGCGCTTTTTCTGAGGATTCTGCCGCATGGCAGAAACAGAGTGCGATACCGCGCTGAGGCCAACGCCGCACTTTTGGGCAAGCTCTGTCGGTGAGTCTGCCACGCAGGTAACCACACCTGCATGCTTGTGGTCAAGCGCCACATACAGCTGTCTGTATTTCATTTTTTCGCTCCCTCATTTCGTTCGTTGATAGCGCCGCGTCTTAAACTGCCGCGCGCCCCAATAGGCACCGCGCTCCTGCGTTTGGCGCGCTTCTTCTTCCTTCGCCTCGTTGTACTTGGCGATATCCGCCTGATAGTACGGGCAATCGCTATGACAGCTGGGATACCGCGTCGGCGGCAGGCAGGATTGGCAGTGCTCAAAACTCATCTCACACCTCGCGGATCGTGATGCCGTATTTGTCCTGCATCAGCTTCTTTTTCAGCAGGTAGTCCTTCGTTTTCATGCCCTTTGCGTCCTCGACCTCTCGAAGCCAGTACACCGTGCCGTTGCAGTCCGGCTCGGTCGCCCGCTCGTAAGTAAAATCCGCGCGGTAGACCATCGGCTTGATGCGTTTGCCCTCGATGGTCTTGTAGCCCTCCACGAGGGTAAAATTCGCTTGCAGCCGCAAATCGCGAATCTTGCCCATCGCTCGCAACACTTTCAGCTCGCCGAATCTCGCCGCCTCGCGCTCGGAATCAAACTTGATGCCGTCGCGCACGACCTTGCGGTTGCCGTACTTGCTGCGTTTCTTAACTTCCTGCACGGCCATCTTTGCCATGACTTGGGCTTGAGCGTCCTTGCCCAGCTGAGAAATATCAACGCCCATTACTACCCTCCAACACCGACTTGACATACCGCAGGCGCTTATTCGCCTTGTCCCGTCGCAGGTTGTCGCCCTTGAATACCAGCGGCGTGCACATCTCGATCACGCGATCATAGATGCGCTGGTAGTCCATGTTCTTTGGCTTGCATAGCTCGTCCAGCGTCAGGTTCGTGGTGACAATCAGCGGCTTTTTGGACTTGTATCGCTCGTCAATGACCGTATAGACCGTCTCCATCGCGTACTCGCTGCTGCGTTCCGCGCCGAGATCGTCGATCACCATCAGCGGATAGTAATGCACCTGCTTGATGATCTCCTGCTTGTCGTATCCAGCGTTGAGAATGCGTGGGAAACTCGTAATCATCGCCGGGATACCGCGGTCAATCAGCTCGTTGGCGATGCACGCCGCCGCGAAGGTCTTGCCGTTCCCGGTGTTTCCCCACAGCAGCAGGCCGCTATTCTCGCGCCGCATATCGTCCCATGCGTCGGCGTAGCGCTTGCACTTGACGATTTCCTCGCTCATCGTTGCCTTGTCGAACCGGCACGCCGTCAGGCTCTTGTCGCGGATTCCGTCAGCACGCAGCGTTTCGATGCGCAGTCGCTTTTCGCGGTCAGCGCGTGCTTTTTTTTCGGCCTCGTATTCTCGCGCCGCGCAAGCACACTGACACCCGACAAGGCGGACGCCCCCGCCGATTGGGATCCGGCACTGCTTCGGCGTGTTGCAATGGCCGCAGTACAGCAGCCCGTCTTTCTCGTAGTCGACCAGATCGCGCACAGGCTCAGCCTTTTCCGCGATGCTGTCGATCAATGCGTCAACGTTCATAGGCTTCCCTCCGTGTTGCCGTAGTCGTAGTGATACCCTCTGCCGCTCTCGGGCAGCTCATCGTCCCACCGGCCTTGATTCAGCCATGTGGCGGGGTGTGGAATAAACTGCCCGTTGTTCTGCGTCCATTGGTCGCTGCACTTCTGCCGCTCCACTGCGGTCACAAGTGTTTCGAGTGGTACTTTGACCCGCTCGAAAGCTCTCTTAGCAGACTGTTTCCCGATTTTTCGCGGGTAAACTGACCAGAAACGCTCGAATGCGTCCCCCGTAGAGGGGGATTTAGGGGGTATATCGTCTTCTGTCTTATGTTCTATGTCTTCTGTCTTATGTCTTATGTTATTAGTAGGCTTGCATTTGCTTACATTTGCTTGCGTTTGCTTGCGTTTGCTTGCATTTGCTTTTGACGCTCTGCCGCCAGCCGCTCCGTTTTGAGCCAGCGCACCGGATTTTTGAGCGTCACGGTCGACGACCGCCTTAAATACTGGGAATAAAAGAGACTCTCTCCCGAGTGTATCGGGGATTTCACCCGACCTGGCATATTCCAAAATCGCAACAAACAAACGGCCTTTTTCGTCATCTTCCAGTGCTGCTGTTTGCTCGATCCAGTCGTAATATGCCTTTACATAGCACCTTGTCGATGCAGCTCCCATGCCGTCACCGCCTTAAAATGGTAGCTCGGATTCGTCCTCGCTGACCTCTGCAAAGCCGCCTGCGGCGCTCTCTGCGGCGTATTGTGGCGCGGCAGTATCATTACCCTCCGAGCGCCTGTTGTCCGCGAAATACACGCTGTCAGCCTGCACCTCGTAGCTCCTGCGCTTGTTGCCGTTCTTGTCCGTCCAGTCGCGCATCTGCAAGCGCCCCTCGACACCGATGAGCCGCCCGCGCCCGGCGTAGTTGCAGAGCACTTCTGCCGTGCCGCGCCATGCGACAACGTCGATCCAGTCTGTGCCGCCCTCCTTGCCGTCGCGGTCAACGGCAAGAGGGAACGACACAACGGATACGCCGCTGTTCGTCTTTTTCAGCTCTAAGTCACGCCCGATGCGTCCCATCAGGCACACGCGATTCATGCTCACTGTGCGTCACCGTCGTTTTCGATGACCTCACCGGTTGTCTCGTCCACGGTGTAGTTGGCGTCAATGGTTTCCTCTTCCTGCGCATCTGCGGCGATCACGTCGGCAAGCTGTTTGCCCGCGTCGCGCGTCTGGTAGTCGATGGACATAACACCCCACTTGCCAATCAGGATACGATAGACGGTCTTTCGCGCCATAGCGTCCCAATCATCGCGCCAGCCTTTCCCCTGATATTCACCTTTGCGGAATTTCTTTTCATGTGCGGTGATGGCCTTGACGCTCATGTAAACAGTCTTTTCGGCCCCATTGATAAGGCGGTAATAACCGACGTATCCGATGACAGGAAGCGCCTCGCGTGCGTCCTCGTCCTCGACAAAATCGATGTCAACCTCTTCGGTCAGGCGGTTGTAACGCTTCAATTCGCCCTCGCGCACGTCCACGACGTTGATGGTCTTGTATGCGCCCGTGCGAAGTGCAAGCTGGTGCATACCTTTCCAGCCGAGAATGAATGTCGCTTCCATCTTTTTTGCGCCAATATCCTTCTTGTAGTTCTTGAATGGCACAATGTAGGCGTAGCCCAAACTCTGGTCGATGGGGAGATCAAACATCGCCGCTTTCAGCGAGGACTGAATGACCGTCATCGGGGATTCGTAAAAGGCCTGCTGCAAATTTTTGTCTGCATTGACCATCGAAACGATGGACGAAATAAACTGCGGTGCGCGCTTGCCAAGCAGCTCGTCAAAGCGCTTGCGCATTCCATCACGGTCAAGCATATCGTTTACAAGCGCCGTGACCGATACCTGCTTCTGCTGCGGTGCTTTCTGCATCGCCTGCGCATTCTGAATCAATCCTTCCTTCATCTTTCCTTGTCCTCCTTCACCGCAAATTTGCGGAAATTTGTCGTTTTGTAGTAACTGCTCAAGTCCATTTCGGGGTGGTCTTTTGCAAATGCTTTTGCATCAAACGTCTGGCGGCTCTGCCCCTTCCAGGTCACCGTGTAGCGCCCGCAGAACCCCGTCTCGTTGTCGCCGAGGTCGTTCATCAGCTGCTGCTTGATGGCGTCCGCGCCCTTCTCGATGGCTTTCTTTCGACTCATCAGGTATTGGTACTGCTCGATCAGGCTCTCGCGCCCGAACAGCTCGACCTCGCCGCCGCCGCCCTCGTAGATGCTCGTGATCGTCTCCGTCGTGCTCTCCATACCGTCCATCGGCGGCGGGCTGTCAGCCTCGATGTAGTCGCGCCAGAAGTCCTCCGCGCAGCGCTTAACGGCCTCGATCTCTTCCGGGCTGACATATACGCTGCTCTCGCACCATTCCGGCGTGTCATCGTCGGGAACGGTCGTGATCTGGTAGCAATAGAACCCCTTGCCCAGCACCAGCGCCGCCAGATACCAGCGCTGCCAGCCCGTCACGGCAAGATACGTCACGCACTGCGCATAGTAGCTTTCGGGGAAGTCCCCGCCCTCGTAGCGCTTGAGATTCAGCGCGCTTGCCGTCTTGCACTCAAGGCCGGAGCTTTCGCCGAGGATCTGACGGTCGATGTTCGCATGCAGGTGGGGGCAATCCTCGCGGCGCAGCAGGTAGTTCATGCGGCGCACCCCCTTGCGGCTCACCTCTTCGAATCGGCTTGCCACATACGGCTCAAGGTCTCGCCCGACGCGCATTGCCTCGTTTTCCGGCTCTTCGCCGATCCTTCCGGTCTTTTCCGCCCATACCGTGTATGGCGACCGGTATTTGTTTAGCCACAGCACGGCGCCCATGTCGCTGCCGCCGAGGCTCTTTCGCCGCTCTTCAAGCCATTCTTCGCGGCTCATGCCGCGCGTCGATATTTTCTGCATCTTCATCTTCGTCTCCCCTGTAGTTTTCGAAATAGGCTTCCTCTGCGCCGCAGTCCGGGCAGAACTTTTCCGTCACGAGGACATATCCGCGCTCGCCGTCCAGATTTTCGCGCCGCCGCATAACGTCCGGCTCGTCAAAAATGAGGTGGCAGCACGTGCAGCGGTAGATCATGTCTCCGCCTCCATGTAAACCATCGCGCTCTGCACGCCGAACACGCGCGCCGCCTGATGGTCGTTGAAAAACACGTCGATGTGGTTGCCGTTTACGCCGCCGCCGCAATCCTCCGAGATGTAGCTGTGCTGCGTACCGTCCGGCCAGATCAGCAGGACGTGCGTCCCGTAGGGGATCACCTTCGGGTCGACCGCAATCGTGCGTCCCTCGGTCGCCAGCGTGCCGGTCGCGGTGTAGCCGCTTGCCCACTTGCCGCAGCAGCAGCGTCCGGGGCAATAAGCTGTGAGCGTAAACTCGCCGAGGAACACGTCGTTGCACACCGCGCTTTCCGTCGCGGGGATATCCCACGCGGGGTCATGCTCCTCTACGGCCGGCGCTTCCTCCGTCTCGACCGCCTGCGCGCTGGTGGCGAGGATTGAGACCACGATTAAAAGGATCGTCGCGCCCAGACACACAGCAGCAATCAGCGCCGATTCGTCTGCCTTGCGCTGCTCTCTCGTGCGCTTGTCCGGTTTTCTCATAAGCGCACCCCCAATACAGCGCAAAGAGCATCTTTTGCAAAGAATGTTTCCAATTTCATTTCTCCCGATTCCAACCGCGAAATCATCGCCTGAGAGCTGCCTATGGCGTCCGCTAACGCATATTGACTGTACCCGCAGTTTAAGCGCCTGTGCCTGATCCATCGCTGCTTCTCGGCGATGCTGCGCTCCCTGCTATCTTTTCGCAAAAGGGTTGCTTCGTAATCTCTCCTGCGCGATGCCGCCAGCTCATCATTCGTCCATCGGAAATCTCGCTCGATCTCCTCGTCCGCTCGACGCATTGCTTCTATTTCCTCCGGAGTGAATTTCACCGTCTGCACCCCCTGTCGAGGTACGGCAGCAGCTCATACAGCACCTTGCCGACCGCGCACGCGCCGATGACGGCGAGCCCCGTCGTGAAGTCGCAGCCGTTGAGCGCGATCACCGCAGCGGCAATACCGCCGAAAAACAGCGTATCAATCATTTCGTGCCTCCGATCAGCATGAGCTTTTCCGCGTCCGTAAATTGCAAAACTCGGTCAAGCTCCCAAATTTCCTCTAACGTCCAGCGGGAACGCCCCGCCATGCGATTGCAGATTTGTGTTTCTGACAAGCCAATTTCCTCGCCCAGCTCCTTGCTGGTGCGAATCAATGCCCGTCCCATCGCGCCGCGCACGGCTCGCTCAAGGTCATTTCGCCGTCGCGTTAACTGTTGTGGCTTTAGCATCTTGCCTTTTCCTTTCTCCCGTGCTACAATAAGCACGGACACAATATCCTGTGGTGAGATTTGTCCCACCCGCCCCGCTCGATGCTGCAACATTGGGCGGGGCATTTTTTATTCGATGCCGACAACGCGGTATCTGCCGTATCCACTGGAACGCCCAGAACCGATGCCAAGTCCAAAGCCGGCCATATTGATGATGTTCACGATCTGGTCGAGAGAGTAAACATTCTCGGTGTATGTGATTGGGATTTCCGCACTCCATCCGGAAAAGCGGTTGATGTAAACAAGGACGGGTGCGCCGCGCTTCGGGGACATGAGCTTCTGGTCAACGTTGTGTTCCGCAAACTTGATTGGAATAAGTGCGTTTGTCACATTCATGGCGTTGTCAAACTTCGTCGAGTAAGTGTCAATCTCGTTTCGAACAACCGCCTGACAAAAGGACTTTTTCAGCCCGAAGCCCGTAATGCACGGAGCGTTGTTCGTCAGCATATCATGCAAAACCTCTGCGTTCATGTCGCGGTAAGTGTCCTCGACCGGATAGCCGTTCAGCCAGTGCATGGCGGTAATGATGTCCTCCCAGTTGTTGGGGATTTCTTTCGTGGTCCTTTTGCTCTCGCGGGCGCGGGTCAATTCTCGGATAGTGCGGGCGTTCATCTTGTTTAAAACAAGGTCGCCGTCGCCCTCGATACAGATGGTTGCCGATTCGATTTTCACCGGCTGAATTTCAATGATGCGTTCCTTTTTCATGGTATATTCCTCCTTCGTTTTGTTCGTGCGCTTGCTGTGACTTATGGTGGAGGTGCTTATGCAGTATATAATGTTCTGTAATTTGTTCTGCTGCGTTGTCATATGGCGTTTAGCAGTTGTGTATTTTGAGGCCATAAGCCACAGCAAGCGCACGATGTTGATTTGTTCTGTCGGGTAATTTGTTGTTATGCGCGGTCATGTACTATCGTCTGCGGTAAGCAGAAACAGAAGCACGTAATGTCTTGTGATGTATTGTCGTATTCTGTCATGTGCCGTTTTGTAATATGTTGTTTTATCCCGTGGTATCCTGTCTTGCTCAAGAGCTACGCGCCCCTGTTTCCGCTTACCGCCGTTTCGCTATCCAGCGAGCTGGTCGATGGCGTCAAACACGCCGTCAAGCTCTGTCAAGGATTTGTACTTTGCACGGAAGCTATTCAGTTCTGCAAGCGCCCGCGCCAACAGCTTTTGATACTCGTCTTTGTCCTGCATAATCAGGACGGTCGGCTTATAGCCGCTGTCCGCGTCCGTCTTAAAGAACACCCGCACTTCTGGGCGGGGTGTATCGCTCTTCTCCTTGATGACCAGATTGCAGACGATGTGCCGTGCCTATTGTAATCGCCACTTCTCGGCGGCGTCTGCATCGTCCCAATCAAAGCACTTATGCAGTTCCGTCTGCTCATTTCTCGCCTTGTCGAGGATTTGGGCGGTCGTTGCGGAGTTTCCGATTTCCAAGATTTCGTCAGCGACCTTTTGCGCGTCAGCGGAAATGCGGCAGCCGCTTTTCCATGCTGCAAAAATCATCTTTATCCTCCTGTTGTGTGTTAGTTCTCTTCGCTGGATTTCAGCAGTGCGTCCACGGTAACGCCGAAGTAGTCGGCGACCATAGATAGCTTTTCGACCGTGGGACTGCAATCAGCCCACTTTGCAATAGTGCTGTTTCCAAACCCGAGCGCCTTTTCAAGCGCCGATACGGAAACGCCGTTGCTTGCGCAGAGTTTTTTAATGTTCTCTAAAACCATTTTCTCCCTCCTTCTTATTGACAAAGTTTCGAAAATGTTCTAAACTAATGTTGCCGACAAAAGTTAACATTTTCGCCGCAAACAGGATTTGTTTGGGGTCAGCTTTTTGTACCCGTTTACACTTCCTATTATACGAATATTTTCGTAATTGTCAACCCCATTTTACGAAATTCTTCGTAATCTTTTAAGGGAGCTAAATTATGACGTTGCTCGAAAGAATTGCCGTTCTCCGCGAAGAACACGGGGGCATGTCAATCAATCGATTGGAAAAAGAATCTGGCGTAACCAGAGGTTCTATTGCAAAATGGGACGATCATGCGCCGAGCTACGATAAGCTAAAAAAAGTTGCCGATTATTTCGGCGTAACGGTAGATTTTTTGCTGCATGGCAATACCGCAGAAAACGAAGAAAAGCCCTCCGCAATGAGCGGAGAGCTTGGTTCTGGTATGCCGAACGGGTATGACCAACTTACGCCCGCGAATCAGGCGATTGTTGATCGGCTGATTGCTGACTTAGTAAAGTCGCAATTAGATTCTTGACCTTTTCTTTGTTCTCGGCATTTAGCGTGTGGTAAAGTTCCGTTGTGGTTTTAGTCTGTGCGTCCATGTTGCGCCCTCCTTATGGCCTGTTTTTATCCGCGCAAAAGCGCGCGCTATGGTTCAGTGTAATATAATGGGATGATAATACAAAAAAGCTGAAAGAGGTGTTGTAAATGGGCATCTTAGGGTCACTTTTCGGAAAAAAGAAAATGTCCGCTTCTGAAATCGCTTTTGTGAAGCGGCAGTCGCAAATATTTGCCGACTGCATCCGCATCATTGCCGATACGGATAACATCGAAACATACTTTTCTCGGTACAAGCTTGCAGAGCAAACCATAGCGCAGATCGCAGAGGTCGCAGGTGGCGATACTAAGTGTATGGCTGGCGGAAAGGTTTCGCCGAACGAATGTGCCGAAATGCTGCAAAACGAAAAGGCTTCCCATACAAACAGTTTTCTTTCTCGGTACATCCAAAAAGAAACCGTGCATATCCTCGGTCTATCTCGCGGACAGGTAAAAAAGGCTCACGGCATCGCGGCTATCGTTGACGAGTATTCCGGCCAAATGCCGGAAGAAAGTCTGAAGCATGGACGCGATCTATGTGCTAAGATGATTGAAAAAGTTGAAAAGGTGGCGAATCAATAATGAAGATCCCCGGTCTATCCTTTAGCTGGAAACGTGCGCTCGGAATCACGAAGATGAAAAGGAAAATTTCAAAAGCAACAGGGATCCCAACGACCAAAACAGGGCGGCAAAGAAAACTTGGCAAGCTCCTTGGTATGAAGTAAGTGATAAGCCCTCGCCGCCTCTGCAACAACGGCGAGGGCTTTTTGCAGCCGGCGGGGAGCGGTCGCCGCTGCTTGCTTTGACCATACTCCGCTTTACCTTACCACTTCAATAACAAAACCTTGCAATAAGACAGCGCTCGACGTGGTTCGACAAGCCATCATCTTGCGACTTTGCGGCGCGAAAACCAAAGAAATTAAGGTGATGTAAATGAACATCCAAGAAGCGTGCAGAATCCGTAAAGAAGAACTAAAACTAACATATCAGGACATTTCCGACGCTTCCGGCGTGCCGCTGTCCACCGTCCAGAACTATTTTTCTAAATTGTCGAAAGCTCCATCTTTTTATACCGTTGTTGCAATCTGTAAAGCTCTCGGCGTTTCAATCGATAAGACGTGTGAAATCATAGAACACTTGACGCCGACCGAGGAAACTTTGCAAGCGCGGAATGATGAACTGGAACGCCACGTTGACGCAAAAGCAGATATGATTGAGATCATGCGGCGTGGTGTCCGTATCCGCAACGGCGTGATTGCTATAATGTTTGTCATTATCGTCTTGCTGGCCGCATGGTGCTTGTACATTGATTGGAGGGGGATTTGATGAAGATACCGAAAGCAAAACTACTACCGTCCGGCAACTGGAATGTCAGCGTCATGGTAGACGGAAAGCGCGTGTCCGTTACAGCGCCTACCAAAAGGCAAGCGGAGAATGAAGCTGCCGCGTTAAAGTCCGGCGCAAAGTCTGCCGCTCGTGCGTCTGAGCGCACGGTTGGTGATGCTATCGACCGATATATTGACAGCAAGGACGCAATACTCTCCCCCTCCACCGTCAACGGTTACAGAAAACTCCGCAAGGTGGTTTTCCCGGAGCTGATGAGCGTTAAGTGCTCCGCGTTGACGCAGGATCGCGTGCAGCGTGCCGTGAATAAGATGGCACGGGAAAAGTCCCCTAAGTACGTCCGCAACGCTTACGGCTTATTTACGGCGGCAATATCGGAGGAATGCCCGGATAAAGTGTTCCGTGTATCTTTGCCGCAAAAGGAAGCGCCTAAAATCAAAATCCCTACCATGGACGAGATCAGAATTCTACACGAAGACTGCAAGGGCGCAGACTTTGAATTGCCTTTCCTGCTGGCCGTCTGGCTCGGCCTCCGTACATCGGAGATCAGAGGTCTAACATGGGATTGTCTTGACGGTGATATCCTGACGATCAAGCAAGCAATGGTAGACGGCGAAGACGGTCCGCAGCTCAAGCAGCCTAAAACGTACAGCGGCAACAGAAAACTAAAAGTACCGCCGTATATTATGGGACTGCTTGACGAAACACCGCACACAGATGAGTATATTGTCCATGCAACAAGAAATGTCCTATATAAGCATCTGCAACGCGCGTGTGCCCGCTGCGGAGTTCAGCCGTTCCGCTTTCACGACCTCCGCCATGTAAACGCATCGGTTATGCTCCGGCTCAATGTCCCAGACAAATACGCAATGGAGCGCATGGGGCATTCTACAAACAACATGCTTAAAAACGTATATCAACACACCATGGATGATAAAGCCGTAGCAGTGGCAGATGCCGTTGACGGCTTTTTTGAGTCCGAATTTCATCTGTAATTTCATCTGTAATTTATCTGCAAAAACACTGTTTTAACAGAAGATAACTTGCAAATATCGCAAGTAATGCGTAAACAGGTAATCCAGAAAACCCTTGCAAATACAAGAAAAAACCCCGCAGCCGTTGAAACTGCGAGGTTTTTTCATTGGTGGAGGCGGCGGGAGTCGAACCCGCAACCGAAACCGTAAAAGCATTGATATTACACGGTTTTTTGACACGCATCTGTAATTTCATCTGCAATTTATTTTTCGAGCTTGCGCATAACGCTATTATAGACGCGCTCGTTTACAATTTTCAAACTGTCCATCAACTCGTCCATGATCTCCCACGCCTTGCCTGGGGGAACGCCTGCCACTGCGCGCAGGAAGTCGCTGTCGCCGTATGTTTCGACGCTAACCGGTGCGGGCGTTGCAGAGTATGCCATTGGCAAAGCCCTCTCTCTACTGCCGCTTTGCTGGTCGCGAATGGCATACAGCACGGCAAGGCGCTCATAGTTTGTCCAGCTTGATTCCTCCGTTTCAAGGCGAGCTATCCAGCGTTTGACCTCATTCTCGTCGACCATAGGGGCGCACCCCCTTTAGCCATCAATCGTGTCCATGCAGCGCTGAATGGCTCTGCGGATGCTTTCGTCATCGGCGTTGTCCAGCATTTCCTGCAACTGGCGTTTCATGCTGTCCATGCTTCCGTCGCGGGAATAGTGTCCGCGTACATAATGCGTGCCGCGTCTCGCGTTGGACATATCACGGTCATAAGCGCCGCGCATACCCGACTGCCAGTCTCCGTCGCGGGAATAGCGGCGAGAATAGTCCTCATCGCGGGAATAGCCGTCGTCCTCCAACATCTCGATTTTATCGATGTTTTTGATGGTGTCCGTCAGCTTGTGCGCAATTTCGAGGTCGCCCGCGCCAAGCTCGCCCTTACGGGCCAGCTCGTCGAGTTCGTCGCACAGCATATTGCGCAGATCATACATTGCTTTCTTGCTCATGTCCATTCTCCTTTCATGCGATTCTCTCAACCGTCAGATTCGAGTTAGCGAAGTTGACGGCCTGAGTGCTGGTGTTTTCCATTGCGACCGTCAAGCAGCAGCCTTTCGGAACGCAGACCTGTGCGGAAACATAAATGTTAAAGTAGTTTTCTACCGCCGCAGGCGTGACAGTCGCCGTTGCACTGGTCAACGGCTCTCCGTTGATGGCAAGCGCCGCCGTGATGGCCTCGACCGTGCCTCCGGTGGGAATAGCGATGTTGCCGCCATAGGAGACCCTAAACAGAGCGCGATTTTGATTGGTGAGGCCGCGAAGCGTGACAACGCCTGCGCCCTGACGATGCACGATACAGGGCTTGCTATTGACCGCCGTTTCAGTCAGGGGAACGTTCTGTCCAGCAGCAACGGTCTGAATTGCCGCAGAAGTAAATTCTGCCATTAAAATCATTCCTTTCTCAGTTAAAATACAGCGGCAGGGCTATTGCCCCGCCGCGTTGTTGTCAGTATCGGCACGGGGCCGACCATTTTCCCCATGTGGAGAAAAAGCTATGCTATGCAGTTGTCAGCAGCCGCAAGCGGAACCACAGCCGCCGTAGCCGCTACCCGCCCACGGGTTACAGGTAATGTAAGCCGGGGAAGGGCACGGGCGAAGCTGCGAAATGAGGTAGTTATTCTGTGCAGCCTGAGACGCAGCCAGCTTGAGATTCTGGTTCTCGGTCTGAAGATCGGACAGCTTGCTCTGCGTGAGGAAGTCGAGGATGGCACGGCTGTTCTGGTTGTTCGCGTCAATGATGTCGCGGGCTGCCGTGTTGACCGTGTTGCGAGTGTCGCACGCCTGCGTCGCCATATCATAGCGCACCTGCGCGATAGCCGCGCGATTCTCGCAGCAGCAATTTGCGGCCTGCATCTGCATGGCGTTGAGCTGCTGCATCAGAGCCGCCTGCTGGTTGCTGCGGGAAAGCTCGGCATTGCCGAAGCCGGTGTTGATGGCCTGTGTGGTCGCAGCAAAGCCGCCAGTAATGGCATTGTTCAACGCAAAGGTGGAATCGCAAATGCCATTTGCAATACTGTCGAGCTTGCGCTCAACGCTCGCAAAGTCAGATGTCAGAACGTAGCCGTCCATCACACCGCCGCCGTTACCGTTGCCAAATCCGTTGCGGCCCCAGCCGAAGAGGAAAAGAACGATAATCCAGATCCAGTTGTCGCCCCACATGCCCATACCGCCGCCGTAATTGTTCGCGGGCGCGACCGGCATAGTCATCATGGGAGCACCGTCGGAAAGAGACATATTATCTCTCCTTTCATAAATTTTATTTATCAAATCGTGGCCACGATAAGATCAATGGAATAAATGCTCGAACTGTTTTGCCATAGATTGAAGTTGGTTTAACTCCTGCTGGCTCATCGCGCCAGATTGCAGGAGCTTATTGACTTCTTCTTTCGGGTTCCCCTGAAAGCCGCTTTGGAACTGTTGGAATTTCTGCTTGAGCTGCATCAGCTCACCCATCGGCCCCGGCATCTGCCCGCCGCCGAGAGCACCGAAAAACGGATTAGTCATCGTCCTCGTCCTCCTCAACCTTGCGTTTCTTTTTGCCCTTTATTTCGCCCACAAGCGCCGCCAGACGGTCGAACTCCTCGCGGGTGACAAATTCCACGCCCTTTTCCTGCGGAGCCGTGCGGGGCGTTTCTGCGCGCTCTACAAGGTCGTAAATCTTGAGCGTCGGCTTGCCGCTTGCATCCGCTTGCTTGAGATACACAGTCGGCGCGGTAGAATCCCACAGCGCCACAGCGGAGTTGGGCGCGATGAGATAGCCCCTTGCCTCCTGCTCGCCGCTTACCCACTGCACGCCGCCCTGCGCGATGGGGTTCTGTTGCACTGGCTGCGGCATAGACTGCTGCATGGGCTGCATCTGTGGCTGCTGCATCTGCCGCATCTGCATGAGGTTGTCCGGCATTGGCTGCGGGTAATAGGGGTTGAAATAGGGATATGCCATATTCATTCCTCCGTTTCTTTGACCCAGTAATAAAGTGGGATTTCGTTCTCGCTGTTCCAGCTGTCATAAATTACACCGTCCTGCACGCACACCACATGACCGGAGAGGACGAGAATATACGTCCCGCGCGGGTGCTCATCGGCAAACCTACCGACCGTGTAACAGTCCGGGCAGGTGTCCGGCATGATATAGCGCCGATAGCCGAGAGACCGCAGATACGCGCCCCAACAGGCATTTGCATTGGGCAAATCGCCGTCTAAGTACCCCTGTATGCAGAGGGATAAATAGACCTCGCCCCAGTCCTTGCCGGTCGCCTTACAGATCGCGCGCACGGTGCAGTCCGACACGTTGCGCCCGTTTGGATTTGGGTTGAAATAGCTATACATGGAACATCTCTGCAAAGTAGACGTATGTCCTCAGCTCGTCAGGATCAGGAAACAGCGTCAAAATGTCCATCGCCATTTGCTCCGTAAAGCCCAAAGCTAAAAGTCGGTCGTACATCGCCGCACCTCCTTTTGTTGCCTCAATCATACCGTGGATCGCGCCCTACAAATGGTCATCGTTTGGTCAATATTTGGTCAAAAAATATTTCAAAAAGCCCTTGACATTACGCTAATATTAGCGTATAATAAGAGCATAAAGAGAGGGGAAACCCAAGGAGGATAAAAAAATGGAGAACAACAGAAATTGGTACGCGATCCAGAGAGATGCCGAGGATAACGATTGGGGCACCGGTAGTTTTGATTGGGACGAGGCCGTTGAGATGGCCAAGGCCAAAGGTTATGAGCAGATCGCCGAGATTGACGGTCAATACAACGAGGACGGCGATCCCACCGTCGATCCGATCTGTGTCGCCGTGTATATTGCCGGTGAAGACTTCTAAGACCAAAAAGGAGGAGCGAATCATGACCGCTCAGGAACTCATTCAGAAGTACAACATCACCCTGCAGACCAAGTTGACCGACAAGGGCTGGGAGCTTACCGGCATGCTGGCGATCCGCGAGGTAGCCGCCTGCAAGCGCGATGGGAAATTAGACGAGATCAAAGCTAAAAAGTCCGATATCCTCGCCGTCCTGATGGAGGAGCGCAAGGCTGAGAAAAGCGCCCGCACCGAGCGCGAGGCGAAGATCAACGCTATCCCCGGCCTGCGTGAGATTAAGGCCGCGCAGGAAGACGTGAAGCGCTGGCGCGAGGAATTTACCACCAGTTTTGAGAGCGAGGCTGGCGGCGGCGTTGGCGTCCGCACCAAGCCCAAATATGATATGGCCGGTCTCTATGCCAAGTATCCCCGTGCGAAGGCATACCTTGAGGCGAGCGACTACGCCAACGCTGAGCACTACGTCAAGGCTGGTGTCGGGAAGAAGGCGATGGAAGCCATCATTAACGGCGAGGACTACGAGCAGGCTATCAACGACATGAAGGCCGAATGGGCCGAATACACGACGGAGCATATGTGGGATTAAATTATGAGACGAAAATACAACGACTGCCAGCGCGAGGACGGAGATTGCACTGCCTGCTCGCTGGTCAATTACGGACGAGACTGCCATAACCGCCCGATCTCAAAACTCGAATGGTCGCGCCGCATGGCTGAGATGACACAGGCCAGCCTTGCCGAGAAATCCGGCGTGAATATCCGCCAGATCCAACGCGTGGAGCTGGGTGAGTCCGATGCTGGGAATCTGACTGCCAGAAACCTGATCGCCATTGCCGACGTTCTCGGCGCAAATCCAAAAGACCTTATATAAGCCCAAAAAAAGAGAGCACCGATTAACCTCGGTGCTCTCTTTGCCCGTCTGCTATTTTTTGATATGCCCGCCTGCGGCAGCGGTTGATTGCTTCCGGCGACAGGTGCAGCGCCTCGCACACTTGCGCGTAGCTCTTGCGCCGCACATCGCACTCAATGATACACGCCGCCTCGTCCTGCGGCAGCTCGAACGATAAAATGTACGCGACGGCCCGCTTCGGGGCCATAGAGGATAGCTGTGCTCTGATTTGCTTGTGCTGACTGTCCATGTCCCTTTCTGGGACGTTGCAGAGCGCTTCCGCGTGGCTTTCGCCGTCCGCTCCTTCCCGTGCCCGATTAGGACACCGTTATTTTGCCGCTCTCTGGATCATCGCCACGGCTTCCTGCCGCGTGATAAGTCTCTGCGGCGCACTGCCGTCCGTGATGCCCGCAGCCTTGGCCTTGTTCCAGTCTGCCTTTGCCCAAGTTGTCACAGGCTTCGTGCCGAGCTGCGCCAAATAGGTATCCATCATCTTGTTAAACGTTGCCTGATCCATGTATTCCTCCATTTCTGGCGGGTAGTGCCCCGTCAAGATAGAACTGCCTCCGTATCTCCCGTGATCGTCCCATTGAAAATGCGGCTTGTCCGGGAATTTCTTCCAGTCCCCGCCCCACGAAAAGCCGACCTGCTTGCCGATCTGCCCGCAGCAAGCAAAGAACGACGGATCGTCGTACTCATGCCCCTTGACGTTTTTGCAGATGTCAAACGCCAGCCCCGCCTTGACGCTGTGGAATGTCGGCCTTGTCGCGGTCTTTGCCGCGTAGCCCATGCGCGCAAGATAGCGCTGATATTCGTCGTCTCGCACCGTTTCCGTCACCAGAACCGGAAGCCCAGCCTCCTTGCAGAGGTCGAGGAAGATGACGCAGTTTCGCCGCACGTCCTCGCGCAGGTCGGCAATGTCCCTACTGTGATACATTGCTGTCACCCTTGCCGTCGATCACGTCCTGCGCCTTCTGGCTCTGCGTCCCGAAGTAGAACGCGATGATAACTGCATAGATTGTCATAAAGTCCTGCGAGATGTTGCCCGTGACGGCCATATAGGCGAAAACGCCCGTCAGCACCAGCGTCACGATGCTCTTGACGCTCATGAGGTTTGCCAGTCTCTTATGGATTAGTTCCATTGTTTTTCTCCTTTCGTCCCGATAGTTTGTCCGCGATGGCGACGCCCGCCGTCATCACGTCTACAATGCCGCCCACTCCCAGCACATAGGGGAACATGGAATCCCACTGCCACCCCTTGATGCTGTAAAACACGACGGTATACACGATAAACACACTCATAAACACGGCAACCGCGCAGAGGATACGGTTGCGTGTTTTGAGCTTCTTTGTGCGCTTCACGTCCTGACCTCCCACTCGTCGATCTCAGACTTGATTTTGTCAATAAAGCTGTTGCCGCCCAGCGCCTTATAGCCCCTGTAAAGGTACAAAAAGTCCTCAAGCTCATACTGCCGGATGAATTTGTCCTCTCTGTGCCGGTAGTATGTATGCAGCATGTCGTGTCGCAGCTCGCATTTGAGCGCGTCCACCAGCTTGTCAAGGCCGAGGATCTTATTGCGCAACGGCTTGATAAGCAGCGCCAGCGCACCGAGAATGACCGTGATCTCCGAGCACACCGACGCGACCCTTGCCAAATCTCCCATATCCCGCTCCCTTTCTGCGGCCTTAGACCGCCGTGAAATACTGTCCCACCAGCTCGTGCGGCAGGTATTGCAGCGTGATCTTCCCGCCCGCGGCCTCGCCCATACGCTCGCACAGGTACAACTTAGTGTCCTCGGGGTCTTTGTAATAAAGACCATACTCGTACTCCATGCCGCGAGCGGCCGGAATCGGGTCATCTTGGGTACCCGCGTGGTCGACGTTGATGATTGTCCACATGGCAGGGGTGGAGTGCGGCGGCCAGTTCTCTTGCGTGGTGTGGCCCTGACCTTTGTTGACGCGGTAGACGTGCAGCACGCCGCTTTCGTCCATATCGCTGCGGCGGTCGCCGGGCTTGACGGTTTCGCCGATGTGATCCGCCCAGCGCGGGAACAGCTCGGGCGACTTCGCCGCCTCGCCGTCAGAGAGCGACGCGCTGGCCTGCTCGATGACCGGGCGCAGTTCTACAGCGCGCGCCATGGTCACGACCTCACCTGTGAGGGCGACCACCGCGCCGACGGCACTCTCCGCCTCCGTCAGTGGTATTGCCGCGCCCATTTCTTCGTAGCTGCCCACAGGCTCTGTGCCTCTTAGCTCATGCCCCGCAAGGCAAAATACCGTGTCCGACAAGCCGTGATACTCGTTTCCGGATTCGTCCTTCATTGGCACTGCCATCTTCGCGCAGAAGCCCTCCGCTTCGTCAGCTTCACACAGAACATAAAACCCTCGCGGGTGGTAGCGGATATAGACGACGCTATCAGCGTACCCAGTAAAAACGTTATTGCTTGAAATTGCAAACATATTCGTTTTGCTCCCTTCTTTAAAAGCAGAAGCCGAAGGCCACGCCAAGTGCATCGCTGCCTTTACGGGAGGCGGCGGCACCACTGCTGGTGACATAACAGAAATAGCCTCCGCCACTATCATCAGGAGAACGCTCCCACCAAGCGTTAGCGTCGATACCTCTATGCTTCACTTTGCTGTTGCCCGCTTTGTAGTAGTCATATTGCGTGCCCTCGCCGCTCGCGGAATAGCTGACGCTGCCGAAAACCTCTATCTCACTCAGCAGAAACAGCTTATGCGATGAGATGGCGGAGCCACTCCCTCCTATCGAGGTCGTCTTGCGCACCTCGCGGATGCCGTTCTGCACCTCTACTGGCATCTGGCTCAAGATGGCTGGGAGGTACGTTTCCCTCATGTCGCTGATCGTCCAGTTGTTATTGGCGCCGGAATTGTCCATCTGCCTTGTGGATGCGTAGCAGTCATGCAGCTGGAACGTCAGCGGAGCTTTACCCAAGTCGCCTGAATAGTCATCGTGGTTCTTGCCGATGATGTCAATTTGATAATCCACACCGCCAATGGACATGAGCTTACTGTTGCCCACCACCCACGTGCTCGGCACGCTGCCGCTATGACATGCCTTGATGATGGAGGCCCAATCGTTGTCCGCAAAGTTGTCTAGCAGGAAGCTTAGCTCCACTGCGTAGCTATCTACGACGGAGACGGTTTTGGTATCGGACGTTATCCAGCCCATCGTAGCCTTAACGCTCCATGTGCCAGCCTCCGGAACAACAAGCGTGCAAACTCCGTTGACCGACGTGCCGCTCACGGTATCGCTTCCTTTCGTCGCCGTCACCGTCGCCCCAGAGGGAGCGCTTACCACAATTTTCAGCCCCGTCCCTGTGGTGATAGCGTTAATCGCAGAAACGTATTCGTCAGGGTAAGACAGCGCAGCGCTGGTTCCGCCTTTTGTCCTGATTGCGTCTGCAACCTTTTTGAGGTCGACGTCATTCGTCAGATATTCAGCCATCAGAAACTCACCCCATTTGCATTATCAACGGTCGCTGCTGCCCATACGCCATTTACCACGCGCAGAAATTTTCCATTGTCCGCAGCCGTGACAGGAACGTTAACCGCGCTATCTGCCTTGTCTAAACTCGTCTGCACGTCGCTTGCAAGGTCGGATTTATCTACCGTCGACTTAAACGCCAGACTGCCGAGATCGGCAAACCACTTTGCAATCTTGCCCATCAGGATCGTGAGTTCCGTTCCGGATTCCAGCGCCGTGCGCGTAGAGGCAACTATGAACCCCACTGTGGTATTGCTGCTGTCACCAATAGAACTGAGAAGCATAGATGTGTCTGCGGACGAATAGTTCCACTCCCATTGTGCATTTCGGCTTTCTCTGTAGAGAACAAACGTTGTCATAGTAAGCCAGCTGGCATTTTCGCTGCTGGACAAAAAACTGAGGGTGGCTTCGCCTGTTATCGCATTAACGGCGATTTGATTGACAAAAAATATCTGCCCGCGGGAGTTCAACTCTATAACTTTCCCAGCTTGCGCTGCTGCCAAAATCTCATCAGGAGCAGGATTTGACACATACGGATTTCCAGCTGGACCGGTATCCGTCAATGTCACGTTAAGCACGTCTTTCTCGCGATCTTGCCATTCCTGCCCATCAGCAGTTTTGGTGAGCAACTGCCCTGCCGTCGCGGTCGTGTTGTTTGCAGGCTTGTCGAGTTTACCGGATACATCGGGCGTGGGGATCTTTGCAATCTCCTCATCGACGTATTTGTAAATATCCAACTGCTTGCCCTGAGGGTCATACACAGCCGCCAGCATATCGCCCGAGCCAGCGCCGGCAGCGCCACGGCAATAACCCGCGTCGTATGTCGTGCCATCGGAGAGGGACACGATCATGTGATAGTCACTCTGCCTGATCGTGATGCCTGTAATGGTAGGCGCATCTGCACCGGGGTTTCCCCGTGGAATGCCAAACGCCAACTTAAAAACATTGTCAACAACACTCTTGCTTACCGTCGCGTCAGAACCGCTTGCCAGCGTGACCGCCTCGACGATCATGTTGACGATGGCGTCGCGCGCCGCTTGTGCGTCGGTCTTCGCCGTCTCCGCCGCAGACTTGGCGGAAGCCGCGTCTTCGGCGCTCTGAGCGGCCTGTGACGCTTTCTGCCCCGCAGCGGTTGAACTATCCGCCGCCGCGTCCTTTGCGCTCTCAGCGGCTTCCTGCGCCGATTCCGATGCCGTCTTAGCGGCCTGTGCTCCGGTCTGCGCACTCTCCGCCGCTTTCTGTGCATTAGCGGCAGCGGTCTGTGCAGCCTTTGCCGCCGTCTCCGACTTTGCCGCATTAGTTGCCGCCGTCTGCGCGGCCTGCACCTTCTCGTCGACGCCGGTCGCAGATGCAGCAGCCGCAGCCGCAGAAGATGCCGCAGCCTTTGCGGAAGCGTCAGCCGCAGCAACCTTGTCGTCGATGCCCTGCGCAGCGGCCTCCGCTCTGGTTGCGTCCTTCGCCGCAGCATCAGCCGATGCCTTGGCGCTGTCAGCGTATGCCTTAACACCCTGCACCTCTGCCGCAACGGAATCCTTGGCATACTGCACGACTTGCGAGCCTTTCAGCTTTTTTGCTTCGCCATTTTGCTGTAAGACAAAAAGATCTTCTCCTGTGATTTGTAACGCTTGGGTGAGGTCGGAAATTGCTTTATCAGCCATCGGTTACCTCGCTTTTCTTCTCGAGCTTCGCTTTGCCCTCTTTGGCGGTCGGCTCGTCCGGCTTATCCAACTCGGCAAAGGCATTTTCGAGGTTCTGCATTGCCATTGCCACGCGCTTGGCGTCCGCGCCCTTGACATAGACGCCTGTAATCATGCTGTAAGCACCATCGATCTGTTTTTTGAGTTTTTCCTTATCCATCAAAACCAGCTCCTTTTTTCCAAAACTTCCACTCTTTTCACGAGCTCCTGAATCATCAACGTGTTTAAGGGGATCAGGCTATCGTACCGAATACCATAGGTGTAGCCTGTGATATTATGATTTTTGTCTCGCATCGGCATTTTGCACCAACCTGAAAACTCAGATGCTGCGATGCCGTTGTCAGCAAGGCTTTGCTCCATATCCTGTGCAATCATACCGATATGGTATCGTCCGCTCTGACCCTCGTTGTATTTGAAGCGGCAAGGCTTGAGATCGAGCAGGAATTGACGATAACGAGATAGATCATAGTCGATGCTGTTTTTCACGTTTTTGTCGGAGCTGTAAATGACTGTTCCGTCGGTTGCCCATACAGTTGGGCCAATTTTGGCTGCATCATTGTCCAATTGGAGCCTCGTCCTGTATGCGCTCGTGATATACACGTTACCGCCGGAATCGAGCTGAATGCCTCCATCATACGTGCTGATGCTGATGCCGTAGCCTGTGGAGGTGTCTACCAGCTCGATAGTCCCGATTTCTGTCCTGCGGTTAGCCATAAGCGAGATGGTTCGCCCGCGCAAAATTTCAGCGGTGATTGAAGTACTGTCGATGTAGGTATCG